CACAGCCGCTTATTCTAAACTGTTTCCCTGTTGCTGGGTCAACCTCGTGCACAGTAAAGCCCATGCCGCGCAACCATTCGACGAACCTTACTTCTTCTCGATGCCCACGATTGAACAGGCGCAACATCCGACCTTTGTGACTTTTACCCCATGAATCCTTATAGTCATCTTTTTTGACCCAGCGGAAAGAATACCAGAGTTTCCGGTCGCAAGCTTCTCCAATCATGGAAGCACCTAAATGGTTGCGGTGTCCGTCATCGTAAAGCGCAGCAGTGTAGGCTTCGAGTTCGCTAGCTATTTGCTTAGCCATCTCGCGTAGCTGAATAGTATTGGACATAAGTTGCTCACTGTTGGTGGACGTAAGCTCAGCTTGTGAGCCTACGTCCGGTTACATTAGTCGGTACTAAGCAGCAGGCCACGCTGGTGCAGCGGGAGCCGCAGCAGGTTGTTGGCTCCAAGCTGGAGCTGCTTGTGGAGCAGCGGCAGGCGCGGCAGCAGGACCCCAAGCTGGAGCAGCCGGTGGCTGTTGTGGTTGCTGAGGTGCGGCCGCAGGGTTCCACGCTGGCGCTGGAGCAGCGGCAGGTTGTGGCGCATAGCCTGCGTGAGGAGCCGGAGCTGCCACAGCCACCGGAACTGGCGCTGCCATAGGAGCACCGCGACCGGCTGACTTAGCGTTGTTGCCGTGAATGTCTAGCACACCTTTTATGTTGTTACGTTGGCGGTCGTTCACGTTGATAACTTGCAACATAGCGCCGATTAGCTCTGCACCTTGGTTATTCTCGGCTAAGCGGAATATACCGGTAACATGGCACAAAGCAGAAAGTTGCGAGCGAGCGATGCGCACAGCCTCAGCAGAAGGATTGTTAATGTTGTAGTTATTGACTAACGTGGCTCCGGTGTAGGGACCATCAATAACCTTAAAATGTACAGCAAGAATATCGCCGTCACCTTTTGAGGTAGGCTTAATCTCTGTCTTTGTGATCTGAACTTTATACGTGTCAGCTGGTATAAGCTGCTGACCACTTTCCGGTTCTACCGTAGTTGCGTCAAATGAGAAATATGCTCCGTTTGTCATAGTATTATCCTTGTGTTACTTTGTTAAAAATATGAGTCAAATCCGACGGCTCAAACTCCGCCAGCTTATCCCCGCGATTGCGTGCCAGTATATCGAGAGAGCCGCGACAACGTAGCGCCTTTGTTGCACCTACACCGGGTATATTGACCGTGTCTAGGTGCAATATTAGATCGTAGAGGTGCTTAACCTCTGTAGAAATCGCCTGCCCTGCAAAATAAGGCTGTCGTTTAAATACGGTACCTTCTTGGTAGCTGGCTTGTTTAGCCGTGAGATAAACATGCTTTCCGCGTGTGTAGAAGAGTAAGTTGAGGTGCGCCATCATTTTGTCAAACATCTCACCGTAGGCTTGCCTTGGGTCTTTATACTTCGGGTTAGCCAACGCTGCGCGAAGATAAATGCTAGCTTGCTCGGACACGCTATCCACACAGACGGTGTCGTAGTTAGCCGCCTCTTTTGAGGACTCGAACCACCGATAGAAGTCATCAATAGCTGCTGGGGTCATTGCCTCACACGCAGGCACATTAGTACCTTTGAGCGAGAGTGCCCCCGGCTCGCTCAAACAAAGAACAGGACGCGGCGCTGTAACCGCAAGCGGAGTTTTCCCCGCCCCCGGCGGTCCATACACCAGTGCCTTTGCACCAAAAATAGCGGCGATACTTCCCGACGAGGTAAAGCTAGGAGGCATCGTCTTCGTCCTCTTCTACTGGCGCAGAGGTGTAATCTACTGGCCAGTCAAGCAGCTCATTAGCATCACGGAGGATTTCTTCAAAATTATCCCGCAAAGTTGAGGGAGCTTTGTGAATAGTTGCCATAGGCTCCCCCATAAAATAAATGATGTCGGCGCTTACCTTAATCAAATCTTTAGCCATAACTACTCCGCTTTTTCTTTTGGTTGCACAAAATCTAAGCTAGGCGTTCCCGGTGTGATAAGCAAGACTGTGTTGACTACTTCGCGATCACCGGGATGTAACGCTTTGTAGGTACTCAACGACATCTCTGGTTTCCACTTAAATAGCAGTGAGGCCACGCCTTCAGACAAGCTGTCATAAAGCGAGGTGACGTTGTCATAACCGCCATTCTCATCTTTCTGTAGTGTGTAGTTCTGCTTCACTGTGGCTTTAAGCTTGTAACCATTACCTAAGTCCAAGGTGTTAACCCCAACCTTAGCCGACTTAAACACATGCTCAACTACATCTTTGCGTAGATTACCTTCACGTGTTTTTGCTTCAGCTAAAAGCTTGTCTGCTTTTAACCATTCCTGAATTAAAAAGTTGCGTTGATTGATTGTTAGTTGCTCTACCATATTCACTCCTCTGTGTTGTTGGTAAACAGACCCTACCAGAAAAAAAGTGCTTGTCAAACACTTTTTTGTGTGTTTTAAACAAAAGCACAAAATGACTACAGGAATACAGACATGTTTGATAAAGACCAACAGAATACTTCCTACACGAGGCTTAATTTACTTCTTCGCCCAGCTGATGTTGTAATATTAAGAGCTTTACACGCACACCTACAGAATGATACGCTTAAACGCTTATCAGACTCGCAGGTTATGCGGCAAGCTCTTCATAACTACGCAACATCAGAGGGCGTAACGTGCAAGTAGATTATTCAAAAATTCCCGAAGAAATGCGCATTTATCGCCAGTGGGTAGTCTGGCGCTATGAGCTGCGAGCAGGAAGCGACAAACCAACCAAAGTACCTTATGACGCCAAGACAGGGCAGCACGCCAGTGTTATGGACGCACGAACGTGGAGTACCTACGATGAGGCACTTAATGGTCTAGCTTTCAGTCAAGGCATTTATTCAGGTATAGGTTTCGTGCTGACAAGGCAGGACCCTTACACGTTTATCGACCTCGACGACACCGAGGGCGACCCGGTTGAAACGGCTCGGCAGCTAAAAATTCACACAGAATTTAACAGCTATAGTGAGCGCAGTCCGTCAGGGACAGGTTTGCACATTATCATAAAGGCGCATACAGCGTCAGGTAAACGAAGGCGCTCGGTAGAGCTTTATTCAGCTGACCGCTTTATGACCATGACCGGGGATGTGTACAACAATGTGCCGATAGAGCCGCGCCAAGTCCTAGCAGAGATACTGTGGGCAGAGATGGGTGGTGAAATTGCTGGGGCAGTCAATTTGATTGATGCAGCACAAATCACTGACGACACAACCCTAATCTCGCGTGCGCTAAACGCGGTTAATGGCGATAAGTTTAGACTGTTGCTTGACGGCAACTGGGCACAAGTTTATCCCTCGCAGTCAGAAGCCGATCTAGCTTTTATAAATATGCTCGCTTTTTATACACAAAACAGAGCACAAATTGAGCGGCTCTTCCTAGAGAGCGTCCTCGGGCAGCGCCCCAAAGCAAAGCGAGTTGACTACCGCAATAAACTTATTGACCGTGCTTTTGACCGCACAGTACCGCCATTGGACTTTGTGGACCTGCGCCGAGAGGTGGTGGTCGCTCCGCCAGCTTTGCAACCAATCGACTCGGTGCACCCCTTGCTTGGTACGCAAGAGCGTATAGTGAGTAGCACCGATCGCCCGATGGCAGCGCTTAACGAATTATGGACCACCCGCCCCATAGCGCCGCCCCCCGGTATCATGGGGGAAATTGCCCAGTATATTTATGCGTCTTCACCACGACCGGCGGCAGAAACAGCGATTGCGGGAGCGATCGGATTAATGGCAGGGATTTGTGGCAGAGCCTACAATATTAGCGGAACCGGACTGAATCATTACATCGTTCTGCTCGCCCGGACAGGGACAGGAAAAGAGGCTATACAGCGAGGAGTTAGCCGCCTTATGAATTATGTGTATGAGAGTGTCCCAGCTGCCGAGTCTTTCATAGGTCCAGGCGCTATCGCCTCCGGGCAGGCGCTCACCCGCCGCCTTGCTTCCACGCCCAGCATGGTTTCAATTATTGGCGAGGTTGGTTTGCTCATGCAGCGCATGGCATCCACCCGCCCACAACCAGCCGACATTGCACTCAAGAGCGTTCTGCTGGATGTGTTCAATAAGTCCGGCAAAAAGGACGTGCTTTACGAATCAATTTTTGCGGATAAAGCTAAAGAAAGTAATCGCGTAAAAAGTCCGGCGTTTAGTTTAGTTGGCGAGTCCACCCCGAGTAGTTTTTACGCAGCGTTAAGCGAAAATTTAATCGCTGACGGATTTTTACCGAGATGTTTGTTTCTTGACTGCGCTGCACGCCGCCCGGTGCTGAATGAAGCTCATGAAAGCGCCGTGCCGGATCCAAAATTTTTGGGGCAGCTAACCAGTCTTTGCGCTAATTCGCTATCCCTACAGCAGAAGGAATTGGTTATAGACGTGGCTATGACTGACGATGCTTCTGAATTTTTACGCGAGTTAAACAAGCGAGTGGATGACGTGCTTTATGCTACAGAAGAAGAAACGCTTTTACAGCTGTGGACTCGGGTGCACGTAAAAACATTGAAATTGGCGGCACTACTCGCCGTAGGTGTGGATATGAATTACCCAACAATTAGTCTTGAGATGGCGCAATGGGCTTACAATGTTATTCACAAAGATGTTAGCGGATTAACCGCTCGTTTCGTACAAGGAGAAGTAGGTTTGGACAACGAATCAGGTAAACAGGTTGACCGTGTGCTGGCAGCTTGTGACGAATATCTCAATCTTACCTGGCCAGAGGTGTCAAGATACTCCGTACCAGCAAAGCTGCATAAAACGTGCTTGATACCTATGAGTTTTCTACAAAAGCGCCTAAGCACAAACAAATGTTTCAGCAAAGAACGCAGCGGCGCAGCTGTGGCGATCAAAAATGCTGTGCAGGTGCTCATAGACACCGGCGACTTAAGAGAAGAAGGGCGCGGCACACTCGTCACACAGTATGGCTACTCAGGACGTGCGTTTAAACTAACCACTAGCAGTAAAAAGGATCAATAATGTTACACTGCCCCTCATGCAAAAGCTCAAAATCTAGCGTTAAGAACTCAAACCGTGCAGACGGTCCCAAGGATGTGCTGGAGCGCCGCAGACAATGCCTACAGTGTGGGCAACAATACATCACTTACGAAACGGTTGTGCATTGCGTTACACTCCGCCAACGTAAAGACAAATCGGATTATAAACCGGTTAAGAATCCCAACAAACTAGACCGTCAGCGTATGCTTGAAGATAAGCTGCTAGCTATCCTTGGGTGAACATCTCTTGAACTCGATACACGCCTGAACTCGGTAGGGTTGACAATCGATCAAGTTTAGGATAAACAGATCAGGCTCTACTGTTGCAGCCTTGCGGCGATCCGTGAAGTAACTCCCACAGATCGCCGCTGACTGCGTCTCTTGAACTCGGTAGGGTATAAGACTCGGTAGGGGTCACCCCCAAACCAAAATTTTACCCCCTCAAGCATCCATTTTGTATAAATGTATATACAAAAACTAGGCAGAAAGTTCCTAGTTGGTTTAAACAGCCATAAATCCAAGCACAAACGCCAAAATATTTTGGCTATCCCTACACCAGAAATATTTTTCAGGCTGTTTTTGAGGCGAAAACGGCGGTTTTCTTGCGCTTATTGCGTGAGGCTTAGTAAAGGCAAGCGGAAAGCATTGCACAAACACAAAAAAGGGAGCGGTTAAGCTCCCTTTGCGGTTAAATCAGATAGTTTTTACGGTTCTCGCCTCTCTTTGAAGTAACAACGGTTTAGAATTAAATCAAAGTCTTTTTGTAGTTTTTCTAGTCGTAAATCGATATTATTTGACGTAACTACATCAATTTTAATGATATTCTTACGATAAAACCAAAGTAAAACAAGCACCCCTAAATAAATAGGTGAATGAAAAAACCACACACAAAAAGCACTCAAAGCCATAATAAAGCAGCGTGTTGCGTCTATACTCCGCATTGTTTATGCCTCCTCTTTCTGTAAATTATTGTAAAAATCCAAGAAGGGCGGTTCCGCGCAACTAAACAAGATTTCCTCAATGCCACCATTACAGCAAAAATCTTCCATGATTTCCCATGCGTCATAGGTGGTGTTTGTGTCGCGTTCTTCTTGTTTGCAATAAGCTTCTAATAGTACCCCTAATTTTACTTCTGCTAGCTTGGTTAAATCCTTTTCCCATTCGTCATAATCGTTGGAGTGATAAGAAACAAAGCCTTCATGACTGGTGAATTGTTCGCGTACAGCTTCCCTTATATCTTTGTCATTCGTGCTATTAATAATTAGCTGCATATCTGCCAACGAAATAAGGGCAAAAATAGAACCAGTTTCAAAATTATAATATTTTGGGCTTACAAGCTCGTGAAAGCTAAGCTGTATTTCTACGCCAATCAATCCGCTTAGATATACAGCAAAATATTCCGTATATTTTGCCGCGTATTTTTGCCGCGCAAGCTTCCAATTGATACTATTATAAAATAAATCCGCTAGTTGCTCGCTTTGTTCTGTGGATAGCTCCTCTTGTTCACAGCTTAACCAGGCATCAAAAAGTGCATCGTGCGAACTTTCGTAAAATCCCTCAAACGGGAGTTTGATAGAAAGCTGTGTAAGTTGCTTGTCCACATATTGCCTTGCCTCCCCAAAATCAGCAAAAGTAACTTCTTCTTCTATTTTGTGCGGCGGTTTGACTGTAACCCTCTCCCCTACCTGTTGCGCGGTTAATGCGTAACCTTTATAAACTGTAAAAAACATTAGTTTGACTCCTCTATAGTTGTGCCTTCGTAATGATTACCATAATGCACTTGCTCTGCTGCTAGTTTAAGCTCTGCGGCTAATTTTGCCGCAAGTGTAGTTGATATATACGCGGTTATACCAGCGCCTATCCGCAAAGCTACGCGCCCTCTATGCTCATGCAAGCTTACTTCTTGCGCTTGTTCTGTCATGCGCTTAACTCCTCAAAAATCTTTTGAATTACGCCATCTAATGCGATTGCTTGCCCTGTGGTTGTGCGTCCCCAGATGGTTAAGCCGTAGAAGTCAAATAATACAGCCTCCCCACATGCTTCTAATTTGCGTCCTAGATATTCCGTCACTAACCAATACTCAAAAATTTCGCGCTGTTCCGGTTCTACTTTCATAAAGTCACAAAAAGATTCTTGCAAATTTTCTTGTGTTATATAATACCAAGTATTTTCTCTTATTTTTCCTTTATCATTATCTATTAACGAATCCTGTAAATTATCCTGTAAAAATTCGATGATATAATCAGTAGTGATTGCGTTAAATAAGCAATCATAAGCCGCCGCGTCATAATCTAGCGTTTGCATCTCCCAAAGTTCATCTTGGAATTTATCAACCGGCATCAATTCACCAACTAAACAACTAACATTAGTTAGTATTTCGCGGTTTAAAAACCTGTCAAGCTCTCTTGTGTCCATTTTGCCTTTTAGTATTCTGTTTGTAAACATTTCTAGCTCTCCTAACACATTGTTGTTATAATAAAATTTCCCTAATAAAAAAAGTTAAGTTGATAATTGCGCAAAGTAAATTTACAGCAAATACCACAAATAAGGCTATTAACCAAAAATCAGGTTTATTTTCCATGCTAAAACCCTCCTAAAATATGAGCACAAGTAACCGCGCTTTGTGTTTTTTCACATTCCACACTTGCCCCGCTCTGTGTAGGGAAAACCAGCGCAAGCAATAGCAAAATGCCTGCAATCAAAATAACTGTTTCGATATCGCGCAAAGAAATAATTCTCATAAACCTAGCTTCCTTATTTTGTCTTCAATTCGATTAATCGCGGCTGTATAGCCCTCCTCATATTCAATAGATTCTATCTCCTCCCCGTTTTCGTGCATGGCAATAAATTCCGCGCTTTGCTCGCGCATCTCTACAAGCTCCGCTTTAAGTTCACCTAATAGCTTTTCAAGCGTTCTTTGCACCTCGTTTATAACATCGTTAAGCATTTTTGAACCTTTCCAATAATTCGTTAAGCATCCAGATTTTTGCATCATTGTCCAAATCGTCAAAACTCAAAACATCAAAAACACAGTCCAAACAAGCGCCGTCTGTTAACTCACCTTTAAAAGTGTTTGACTCAATAATTAAATCCAACCGCCCTTCCTTCCAGTGTGCAGAATCAACCCAATAATCTGCCCAACGCTCCCCAGCTTCATTCTCTACATAAGCAGCAAGCAAAAGTGCATCGTGCGGAAATTCTTTCCCAAATTTAACATAATCAAAAGCTTGTGCCGCGTCATCTGCACGAGCAAACAATCTGCAATTAATATCCTGCGAAAAAACACCGTCACCGTTTAAATAAAACAATTTACCATCATATTTAACAACACATCTAAACATAGTCTTATCCTCTCTTATAAGTGTCAACACATTCAACCCAAAGCGTATATTCAACGCCATCAATCACTACGTCCAACATACCGCCGCGCTTAGTCAATACTTCACGCAACACACTATCATTAGGCACGTTAACAACACTTGGCGTTATATCATAATAAGCACATAAAGCGTCAATTAAAGCAAGCTTGAATGAATACAAGTTATGCGTGAACATAACTACACCTACGCTGTCGCTTGCGCCTTCTTCTTGTACTAAATAATAGTTACCTACTAAACTCATAAACTTAACTCCCTCTTTGTCTATAAAAACAATATACCTACATTAAACAAACATGTCACCAACTAAATGCACTTAATCACACATAATTACATTAAATAATACATTATTCCTCACGAATAACAAAAACAAAGACAAACGATGTTATCTCAAACGAACGATATTATGTAAAATATTGCGGGCAGTCAATAGGTTACGTGGTCGAAAATGACGTGTTTTGTTGTATTACAACGGGATACGGAGAGACGCGCCAAGAGACGCGATTTTTCATTATATAACAACGATTTACTGAATATGCGCGTTTTTGAGTATAAATAAAAACCCGCCAAGATACTGTCGCTAAAATGGCTTTAATGTATATAAACATGCGTGAGTGTGTATTGTACGCGATAAATGTACATTAACTGTTTGTTAATAATAGTTAATATAGAATAATATATATATTTATATATAAGTATATAAGAAGTAATAAAAACAGACACTTAACAAGAGATTTGGAGATACTGTCCACAAAATAGCCTTAATGTGCTTGTTTTTGTCATTCGTGCCTGCTAAGTGTACGTCTTAAAGCAATCATTAATTTTACAAAGTTGTATAATGTACATTATGGAAACTGTTAATACGTTATTTTTCAATAGGTTACATAATGAACACCTAAACAAAGCACACTAAACACAACATGTAGTGTTGAACCCGTAGGAAAAACACTAAACAAAACGCCTAAAACACGCCTGCATTGAACCAATATTAATGAAAACATACTACATTTAGTAGTTTTTGCTTACTAATGAACAAACAACACAAGATATAGGGGTACACCCTAGAATTTCGCTTAAAACGCGCCGTACTCACAAAATAATTCGGGACAGGTTCATTTTTCCTAGTGACACTCAGCCCATCTCTGCTACACTCATCCCTACCAACAACACTACGACACTAAACAATACGAACGAATACAATACAAACGAATGAACAAACCAAACAAAGGAGTTACTGCTATGAACGAAGAACCTATACACACTTACGACGACAACACCTCGCTCGCTTCACGCGATATACCTAAGAAAGCACCAAGCGGACGGCTACGCATTGTGGGCAATACAGGTATAGCTAACGACACGCGTATCTATACTGGGGAGGGCGAGTTACTCGAATGTGTGTCAGCGCTAACACTGACTGTTGAAGCAGGTGGCGTAGTGTGCGCTAACCTAGACCTTGTGCTTCCAGCTATTGATGTTGAGGCTGGCAAGGTTGAAATACATAATCTGTACGAGCTGAGCAAGGCGCTGCGTGTGGCCGGTCTTGTTGTTATTGATATGCAGTCAGGAAAGCAGCTGGGCACTACTGACGTCGGGATGGATGAAGCCTTGGACCTGCTGTGTGATGCAGAGCTGCTAGAGATGGTCAGTGTAGAGGCGCGGTCCCTCGGCGAGGTAGGTGACGCACGCTACCTCGCCTTACGCCAGCTAGAAGCCAAATATGTGGGCAGCGACCACGTGCGCGAGTATGTGGAGAAAAAGCTAGCGCAGTGGGGCATAGTCGAGGACGAAGATGTCACGGTGTGACCATACTATTTATGAGGAGGGGCAGGTAGTGCGGGTCACAGAGGAGCAATTTAATTTTCGCCGAGGATTTGATTTTGCTACCGCCCAGCTCGCAGCCGGTGTTAAGCTTAAAGCGCTACACATGTATCTCACAATGGGCAATGTCAACCCACGCGAGCCTTTCCGTCGCGGTATGCGTGCTGCGCTAGACAAACATACACTTAACTTAACAGAAGGACAGACTAATGGACACTAAACCAAACAATAACCTAAGTTGGCTACTTGTACTTATGATTGCACTACAATCTTGCTTAAGTATATACAATGCGTATGAAATGGCTACATTCAACGATAAACTTAAGCTGCATAAGATGGATGTAAAGGTGGCTATTGACAGTATATGGGCTAGTCAGGAAGAATTATTGCACTTAGTCGATTTATTTGTTGACAGCCGACGTTAAACAGAACTATATTACTTAAACAAACAACTGGAAGGGTTTAAAATGAATAATACAGCTTTATCGTTCGACATAGCACAAGCGACACCGGAAACACTGGCGCGTATTGAAGAGCTAATGGAAGAACAGGACGTGAGCGTGCGGGTGAGGGAGGCTGTCGAGGCGGTTAACAAAGCCGTGTCCGACGCGCACGATAGCAATTTCAACATAGAAATGTACCAGCTCCGTTACTCCGATGGGCGACCTCGCTTATTTGCTCATGTGGGTAAAAGACCTAAGCAGCTCCCGCCCGTCGTTACGCCTGAGCCTGCTCCAGTGGCTATACCTATTCCGTTTACCGCTGCTGACTTAGTGGAACTCGACTACGAGGGGCTTTATGCTATCGCTAAGTCCTACGGCGTTGTCGAGGAGCACCGATCAACTACCGGGGCGCGTCTATGCGCGCTAGTTATCTTCGGGAGTATGACTAGATTTTATGGGCAAGGACACAATCCCCAGGCAGCTGTAAGCGCTGCACTAGGTAGCCTCCTCGCCGCTCGTGAAGAAGTAAGCTGGTAGTAACATGAGCGCCCAGCCTGACATACGCAATCTGTACCAACCATGCCTACGCTGCGGTATTCCGATGCTTGGCGTGTACAAAATACAGCCGGGGGAGCGTCGCCCTATTCGCTGGTATTGTGAGGAGCATGGCGGCAACAAAACAAAATTTTCGGCAACCAATCCGCACCCAGAAAGTGAACTAGGGCGTAAAATGAAGGAGAAGCTATGACAGACACCGTCTATCTCAACAGGTTAGTTGCTATAGAGAAGTACACGGCCAGTATAGAGGCTGTTGCTTTGTCAGAACAACAGCAGCGCGAACATCTGGCAGACCTGTACGTCCAGCTGCACAAAATGGGCTGCGACTTGCGGGTGAGCTATACGGACCCGAGGCAGGTGCGCGTTGGTGGTGGCGGATATGAACAAAAACGCACCTCCGCTTTGCTCAAACGCAAAGATTTTATGGATGAAGAATTTCCCATTCTGGAAGTTATAGAAGGCAACGGCAAACGAGAAGGTATAGCAGGAGCCATCACCTGTGCTCTGCCCGATGGTCGTACCTTTAACGCAGGGCTAAAGGGTGATTATGATTATTGCCGCAACATGCTGATGAAAAAAGAACAGCTGGTCGGCAAGCAAGCCACCATCGTTTATTTTCACCGCACGCCCGATGGCATCCCTAGATTTCCCGTTATGAAAACCATAGCAGCATAAAGAGGCAACCATGCATCACAAAAACAAAGCCCACCCCATCCCCATCTGGCAAAAGCTTCTCGCTTGCATTGTCATCGCTGCGGCGCTGGATGTCAGCTTAATCAACCTAGTTTTATACCCCGACTGCAACCGCACCACTCGTGATTGCTTCTTAGTTGCTAATGCTTGGGGGCACAATGAATAATTCTAACCAAATATTCAGTCATGAAACGATTGACATGCTCGGGCTGCTTTGGGGTGGTTTAACCGTTCGGGATTTTCTGCAAGATAAACCATTAGATGATTTATCCTATGCCGACAATTTCCACTCCCACACCCAACAATTGCAAACCATCTTAAAAAGCTCAAGTCTTAGCAAAGAAGATAAAATCTCCGCCGTAAATATCTGGCATGAATTATTAGAAAACCGCCGAGAATTCCGCGCCTACACCAAAAAAGTGAGCGCTTGTTTTAACGAACTACTCAATCGGCAAATTCAATGCGATTTATGCAGCGAAGCAGGTCGTTCAACCATCAACATAAGAGCCTAAAATGAAAAACCTAAACAACCTACTGCGCCCAGAAAGCGTAAAATCATCTGATTTTTATAAAATTTTTGACGCAAATCATAAAAAGCTGACAGAGCAAGCGCAAGCGGCAAAAAAATCTGCAACAGAAAACCAAATAGCCGCCACTTCTTTTTTAGATATTGGGGTGGGGATATGAGTGAAGAGCTAAATATATCAAAAATAACAGATGTATCTTGGGAAGTACGTCAGGCACCTGCGATTAATAGCAAAGATTTCGATATTTATAAAATTGGCGTTCCAGCATCTGCAGGGAAAATTGCCCGTGTTCCTGGGCGAGAAGGGCGCAACAATATTGTTGCAGCTAACGCCAGGCTTATATCCGCAGCACCGGACATGAGGGACGCACTAAAAGCCCTACTAACCGCCAAACTTATGAAAGAAAGCGATGATCCAGACTATGAGAAATATAAAAAACAGGCATTGAAAATGGCTGAAAAAGCCCTCTTTAAAGCTAATGGTATTGAGTCATGAACATAAAATCTTTCTACATCTACGGTGAGTTCAACCATATAAAAAATCTAAAAACCCTCCGTGAATGCGCCGCTATCAGGCATCTAGGTGAAGAGGCGTGCGGATTATTACCCGAACAAATAACCTCCCATAAATGGCTAATGGGTGAAGCAAATAAACTCGGTGTTCGCATTTATGAACATAACAAAAAAATGAAAGCAAATCGCTTTTTCGTCCACCCAGACGGAGGAGTCTATTCAGGGCATCATCTATTGCTTTGTAATATTTTTGATAAAAATAAATAACTTAACAGGAGTTCAACATGGCACAAAAACGCATAAGTAAAATATCCTATAAGGGTGGTGATAACGGTGCAGCTATCAGTTTTGAAGAAATTATAAACGATAAAAACACCAAAGACACAATATTTAAATCAGTAGAAGAACCTCACGCAGATTTCAAAAACGCCCTGCAAAATTTATGCACTGCCGTTTATGAAATATTATTATTCCCCAAAGAATACGCCGAGGAGGCAATGAGAATAACCTCCGTCAGCTATAGCTACAATGAGGATGCAGACGTTAAGGGAGCGGTAATCACCGGCTTAATCACCTTAGAAACTTCCGCAGCACCTTTTTGCTTCAACACTCCACACTTAGCCTATTCTGCTTACAGCGAGTCCAACACTTCCCCCACCATGCCCGAAATGGCAATCAATCTTTTAGAAAAGTTGGAAGAAGAAGCGCTGGAATATGTAAACGGAAAACGCTCGCAAATGGCATTTGATTTTGCTGGACAAGTGGCGGCTTAGATTATGGTAAGTGCAACACATATAAAACCACCACTTGGGTTAACTCCCAAGTATGTTTGGGAAGAATTACGCCGCCGTGAAATACTAGCGGCAATGCAACGCTATGCAATTGCGGAAAAAGCCGCGCCAATAGAGTGGTGTAATGAATTGGCAGAGCTATGGAGAATGGATTTAAGGGAAGGAAAATAAAAATGCTAACTGCAGAATTAAAAGAATTTTTCCGCCAATTTGAAAACAAATTTAATAGCCTCATAGATAAAACTAAGGCTCTTGAAGAAAGATTAGAAAAAACTTCAGATGAATACTGGGAAAGCTTTGACCAAGTTGAAGAATTGGAATCAGAAAACAGAAGATTAAATATTAAAATTTCAAATTTAGAAGAAGAAAAACGCCTGCTGGAAGTGAAAATTATGCGTTTGGAGGGTGAAGAATGACAGAACCTAAAAGAGTTGATGACGAGTTGGTGGAGTTTGTGGCGGATGCTTTAAATGATGGACTCCTTAATATTTATGAAGATGAATATTATGCTTTGGCTGAAATAGCAATTAACGCAATCCAAGAATGGGACGCTAGGGAGGTGAAGAATGTTATTATTAAAACAAGCTAGTATAGCGGCTCTTTTGTCTGAGATTGAGAAAAGAACAGCTACGCACATGCGTGAGGGCGAAGTAATAGGTATAATTACAGGGGTGGGAGGAGCTTCAAAACCACGGCATATAAATGGGGCGTATGATTCTTACCATGCCGTTGATACCGTGTATTGCCAGATACTGAAAGAACGAAACCAATATAAGTTGTGTAACCTAATTAAAAAATCAATAGAGAGGGTAACGAGATGGATAACATAACTTTATCCGGGCTAGCATTTCTGCCATTTGTAGCAATTTTCTACGTATGCTATTTACTAAGCAAGCCAGCCACTAAGGTCACTCACGCGCAGGCGATGGGTAGGGTTAATTATTCAGAATTGGGGATGACACAATGAGCGAAGCTGCGCCTACTGCTCCGTGCATGTTCTGCGGAAAAACCTACCCTGAGCTTGAGATGGTCAAGGGAAGTGAATATAAACCTATCTGCGTGCATTGCACCTCAGCTACCTCTTTGTACGTAGCCTCAGTGTTACACGACCTAACTGTAGGCAAGGAGGTTCCGTGTCACCTTGGGAATTAGCAAAAAGCGGCACAGAACACGCACACCAAGTTGCCTTAATGGCTTGGGCAAATATGGCCGCTACCTACGGCTTCCGGGCAGCTAACGATGCCGCCACTTACGCAGACAAGGCGTTAGCTGAAAAATATGCGGAGCGGCGCGCTCTTAACGAGAAGTCTACCCGACTCGAGAGGCTCTATGCCATTCCTAACGGAGGACAGCGGCACGGCGTTGTGGCGGCACGTTTGAAGGCAGAGGGAGTGAAAGCAGGCGTACCTGACCTACACCTCCCAGTCGCTATGCACGGCTACCACAGCCTGTATATCGAGCTGAAGAAGAAAGGCGGAAAGGTATCCCCCTCTCAAACAGAGTGGCACATAGCGTTGCGGCTACAGAACAACTGTGTCGTGGTCTGCTACAGCTGGGAAGAAGCCGCTTCTACGCTACAAAATTACTTAACAATTTAACAACAAAGGAACTATTTATGAATATTGCAACAACTTTTAATTTTACTGCTGAAGACATCGAATTTTTGACTGAAGTAGCTGACGCCACCGAGCAAGGCAGCTTCGTTTTCGCCCTACCCAGCCGCATGGCAGCTTTTGTCGCCTTCGGACTTGTTGTAGGTAATCTAAAGCTTATCTCACCCGCTGACGGCGAAAGCATTGCCTACCGTGTGACGGATGAGGGCGCTACTTACGTTGAGAATGCGCGTGCTGCGCAAAGCACTTTAGCTGCTGAGGATGAAGCGCCTATTCTTTGGTTGAACGAAGCACCTGAAACAGCTTGGACCACATCAGCGGTCGGTAGAGGCGCGGTTGCCGCTGTTGACGCGGAGCCGCCGGCTACCTCTGTGCAGGGCGAGCTAGTTGCTACGCCTTCTTGGGCAGTACCCGCTGTTGAAGCGCCTGCGGCTATCTTCGGTGAGCTACCGGTCCTAAACACGCCTACGGTGACGGCTGTGCCTGCCACGGTCGGGCAAGGCTTTCCTATCGGCGTAGTTGGGACAAAACGCCGCTCACCTTCTCGCTCTCCTATCCCTTTTGACACTATGCGGACTGGTGACTACTACTTTGTTCCTGCTACGCCTGAGTTCCCAAATCCTGCGCGTAAACACGCCTCGGTAGTGAGCAGCCGTAACAAAAAATATAAGCACTTTATACCGACACGCGAATTTGCTGTGTATAACGTGCAGCAAGGTGAAGTCATTGGAAGCATCGTTGCTCCTTCTGACGGGGCATACATTGTTCGCATCGTGTAACTAAGTAACCAGTGTAGGCAGCTAATAGTTCTTTATCTTTTAGCTGCCTTATGCTATTTTAGCTAAAAATAGGAGAATGGTTATGAGTGTAGCTAATATTGGTCAGCGTTCGCTGGTGTCGAGTGTAGCCTTAACGACCTCAGTGTCCCCCGCTTACGGTGTTGGTGACTCTGTCGGAGGTAAAATTACTTTTCCTAATACTATGACGCCGCTTTTTGGGGGTGTTCTACAGAGTATTGAGATAAAGTCTAAAGCGATACAGTCAAACGGCTTCAAGCTTTACTTGTTCGATACAGACCTAGTGACCACTGTCACGGATAACGCGGCTGTGTCACTGAACGCGGCAGATTTGCCTGCTTTGCTTGGTGTGTACAGCTTAGTGAACTATGATAATGGTCTAGGTACAATGACTGTCTACACGCTAGACGGCATAGGTAAAATTATCGCCAGCCTTAACGAACAGGCATCCACTCTTTATGGTATATTAACCACGACCGCCGCTTTCACGGCCGCGTCAACTTCTGACCTCGAAGTAGGACTCGGAGTTATTGTGTAATGGCATTAGGCAATCGTCGCTCATTGTTGGTAGGAAGACATCCTGTTGAGGTGATTGGCGGAGCCACGTTGCATCTTGACTTCATGAAGGGACTAGACGTCCTGACAAAAAAGCCGGTTGAAACCATGCTGACCACCACCCGCGCCTCGTCTGCTTATTACACCACAGATGACGGCAGACTGGTTAATTTTCCTGCGAATGTTCCGCGCATCGGTAAGCGTGGTTTACTACCTGAAACAAACTTAACCAACTACACGCTCTACAGCCAAAATTTCCAAAATGCAGTTTGGTTTTTAAGTGGAGCCACAGTTTTAGATAATCAGGCGGTTGCTCCTGACGGAACGCTTACGGCGGCGCTCTTTAGCGAGTCTGCGAGTACAGCGGTTCATCAAATATTGCCGGTGGTATCTGCGCACACTCCAACGGTTGCGGCTATCTATCCAATGTCGGTCGTTATCAAGCCCGACCCTGCCGCACCGCTACGCTATGTCCAGTTGTGCCATTCTTTCGCGATGGGCGGCAATGCCTATGTGAACTTTGACCTGCAAGAGACAACACAAGGTACGATTGGCGCGGATATTGTTGCGTCGGGTATTGAGGTGCTTCGTGATGGCTATATGCGCCTTTGGGCGTTAGCTACTGCTGCAAACACAACCACGTCTGACTTTAGACTACTAACATTAAGTTCCCCCACAGGCGCAAGAGCTGAATCACACACTGTAACCGCTGGAAATGAAAAACGTGCATGGATATGGGCGGCTGAATTTAAGAATAGTGCGGCAGGCATAAGTCAGCCTACGAGCTATATTCCGACAACTTCGTCTGCGGTGACAAGGGCGGCAGACATTATTACGATTAACGACTTTACAAAATGGTATAACCAAGCAGAAGGTACGTTCTATGCGCGTTCTCCGGTTAACGCTGGCGACACTGGTGTGTCTGCTCTATTCTCCGTAGATGATATCACAAGCAACAACCGTATACGAATTGGGCATAATGCGGCTACGCAATGTCGTATGCCAATTGTGACTGGTGGTGTTGCTCTCGCAGATTGCTATTCACCTACATTTTTATCTCGCGCTAACCATACTTTTGTCGGTGTTTACGGCTTAAACTATGCGGTTGCATATAGTGAAGCTGGTGCAAGTATATTAGACACTGCGGTTACTATCCCTACAGTAACTACAGCGCGGCTGGGTAGCTATATTGGCGGTCCGTCCTACCTAGATAACTATCTTGAGGAGGTGGCTTATTTCCCAAGAAAATTAACTCCTGCCGAGGCAGCTTTCCTATGCAGCGCGTTTTAACAAGGAGTATAGCATGTTTGATTATTTATTTAAGTTTACTGACGAAGCCGAAGCTAAAGACGTACTGGCGTCTTGGCTCGATGAAGAAGGGAACTGGGAGGCCAGTCGTGAACACGCTGGTGTGCTCCCTACCCAAATAGTAAGAAGTGACGCGGTCGCTAATGAAGAGGGCGAGATTGTAACGCCTCGTGAGGTTGACCCTGCTTTTTGGCTGGTTATCTCGCTGGCAGAACGTGACGCAGAAATTTATGCTGTGCCACAGTGCTTGCAGGAAACGCAACGCCCTGAAACAACGCCTTTGCCTGTTTCAGCAACTATCCTACAAACTAAGCTTTCACCGGAAAGTTATAGCTCATTTTTGCGCGTTGACCCTACCTTTGCCGGGGCAGCCTATATATGGGGGGCATAATGAAAATAAACCAAGCCGGGCTAGACCTAATTAAAGAGTTCGAGGGCTTCCGCCCTCTGCCTTATCTGTGCCCAGCAGGGGTATGGACGATAGGTTATGGTCACACACGTGGCGTAAAAAGCACAACCGCTAGGGTAACTAAGCAGGAGGCGGAAAGGCTGCTACGCGAAGATGTAGCCGACACTGCAAAGTACATTAGCGCTAAAGTCGCTGTGCCGCTAACGGAGAACCAATTTTCCGCGCTAGTGTCCTTAGTATTTAATGTAGGCACAGGACCAATAGACAAGACGCTCGGGCGCAAGCTTAACCAAGGCGATTATGCCGGAGCTGCTAGTGAGTTTGGCCGTTGGTGCCACATAGGCACCGCTAAGGTGTATGGATTAGTTCGTCGTCGGGAAGCAGAAACGGCGCTATTTTTAACCCCTTAACCACAGGAGCAGGTATGGTAGCACCTTTTTTGATGGCACTTATCGACCCGATCTCGCGGATTATTGACAAAATAATACCCGACCCCGAAGCTGCGGCTAAAGCCAAGCTTGAGTTATTGAAGGCAGACAACGCGCAGTACCTAGAAGAATTACAAATAGCGCTGCAAGCAGACCAAATGCAAGCGGATATTAACAAAGTAGAAGCAGGTAGTGAGTCAGTTTTTGTTAGTGGGTGGCGTCCTTTTGTCGGGTGGGTTTGCGGTTTCGCGCTTGCCTACCACTTCGTGCTACAGCCCTTACTTGCTTTTTTCTTATCGAGCATAGGACACCCGGTGGTGCTGCCTGTCTTCGATATGGGCGAATTAGTAACTATACTTCTTGGTATGCTTGGGCTAGGCTCTTTGCGGACTGTTGAGAAGACACAGCGGTTTAGATATAAGGAGTAAGCTCGTCATGGAAACCACCACAATTTTCGGCACAATAATCGGTGTGTTAATGAGCATGTTCACTACTGCGTTTAGTGTTATTCGTATTCTGCGCGGCGAGATTGACAACAAGACCGGGCATCTGCACACGCGCCTAGATAAAGTCAAAGAAGATTATGTCCGACGCGACGACCTAAACGCCCACTTGAACCGCCTCGAAAAATCCCTTGAGAAGCTTCAGGAAGAACAGAAGGTTCTTAACGAGCGTATAGCCGCTCTTCTCAGTATATTAGCAGCACAGAATGTACAACACCCCTGAACTTAAGCGCGAGTTCGCGCTAGCCTACCTTCGCAACCCGAGCGACAGTTTTGGTGCAGCGCTTGTGGTATGCCCTCACGACCCCGGCAAAGCGCTCGAAATAGCGAGCACATGGCCGCGTGACCCAGAGGTGATAGCGCACCAGCGCGAGGCGGAGGAAGAGCTAGGCGAGATGCACTTCCTGCCTGGAAAAGCCGACCTAGCTCGCCAAGTGTGGGAAATAGGAACAAACAAGCAGATTGACACAGCCGACCGCTTAAAAGCGATGAAGCTCTACGCAGATTTGCGCGGCTATATCGAAGCGCCTTCCACTATCATCAATAACAACAATGCTGTGAGCAACAATAAAGTGATGGTGATTGAGAATTATGGCAGCGATGACGACTGGGAGGAGCGCGTTAGACAGCAGCAAGCTAAGCTAGTGGAGGACGCGAGTGTCCAAACAATATAATACCGACACAGTCTGGCAGCCTATTCCGGGAAGCTCTCAAGCTTTGGCGTTAGACACGCGCTGCCACCATACGCTCTATCAAGGCGCGAGGGGTCCCGGCAAAACCGATTGCCAGCTCATGCGCTTTCGTCGGCGGGTAGGACTAGGTTATGGCGCATATTGGCGTGGTATCATATTTGACCGAGAATACAAAAACTTAGACGACTTAGTTAACAAGTCAAAGCGGTGGTTTACGCGCTTCGAGGATGGAGCGCGGTTTCTTGAGGCGGGCAAAGATTACAAGTGGGTGTGGCCAACTGGGGAAGAGTTACTCTTTCGCGCAGCAAAAAAGAAGTCAGATTATAATAACTACCACGGACAAGAGTTTCCTTATATTGGTTGGAACGAGCTTACCAAGTACCCCACCTCGGAGCTGTACGACGATATGATGTCCACAAATCGGTCGTCTTTTCTGCCAGAGAAGGACACGCCACGCCGTTTGAACGCCTCCGGCAAGCCTATCGGTTATCTAACTCCTGACGACAAACCTTTACCAGAAATTCCCCTTGAGGTGTTCTCCACCTGCAACCCCTCCGGTGCAGGACATGGTTGGGTTAAACGCAAATTCATTAACGTGGCTGCGCCCGGGCAGGTCGTGACCACCTCCACTCGCGTATTCAATCCAAGAACCCAACAGATCGAAGACGTGCTGCGTAAGCAGGTGGCAATATTTGGCTCCTACCGTGAGAATATCTACTTGTCGCCGGAGTATATAGCTGAATTGGAAAAGATTACCGATCCGAGTAAGCGCCAAGCATGGCTTTTCGGTAACTGGGACATAACTTCTGGCGGTGCTTTCGATGACCTGTGGAAGCCATCTGCGCACGTTCTCCCTCGCTTCAAAGTACCCGCAGGTTGGCACATTGACCGGGCTTTTGACTGGGGGTCATCACATCCTTTTTCTGTGGTCTGGTTTGCCGAAGCAAATGGCGAGGAGGTCATTTTACCTGATGGGCGTATCTTCTGCCCAGTGCGCGGTTCACTCATTCAATTTGCTGAGTGGTACGGAGGTAAAGAAATTGGCACAAACAAAGGCTTACTCATGTCCGCTGGGGATGTGGCGGACGGTATCCGAAATAGAGAGAAGCAGCTCATAGAAGCAGGTTGGATAAGCACTTTGCCTCAGCCGGGACCGGCAGATAACCAAATCAACAACACAATCAATAGCGGCGACGATACGATTGCAACGCAGATGGCAGACCGAGGCGTGCGCTGGACAGCTAGTGACAAGAGTAGTGGTTCGCGCATAAATGGTTTGCAGCTGGCACGTGATAGATTAGAATGTTCTTTGCGCGGCGAGGGTGCAGGATTGTATTTCATGCAGAATTGTCGCGCCTCTCTTGAAATACTACCTACGCTGCCCCGCGACGAAGACAACCCTGACGATGTGGACACAACAGCCGAAGACCACATTTGGGACGCAGTTCGGTATCGCATCTTGCGCGGAAGCAATAGATATGCTAAGTCTATCAATATCACTTATCCGAGTTAGCCATGATACAACCTAATGTCAGCTATACTATAGTCGCTCTACAGGAGGCGCTCAAGCGCTATACGGTCATTCGTGACTGTGTGGCGGGCGACCTCGCTATCAAGGCAAAAACAACCACCTACCTGCCTATGCCTAATGAAGGTAGTCCGGACATCATGGCTAAGCGCTACAAAAGCTACCTGTTACGCGCTGTGTTCTATAATGTGACTAAACGCACGTTAGACGGCCTATGCGGTCAGATATTTATGCGCGAACCGTTTATTGAGCTGCCTGCAAAACTAGCTGCCTTACTTCTTGACGCAGATGGCAGCGGGGTGAGTTTGGTACAAGTAGCCAAGCGAGCGGCACACTATGGTGTAGGCTATGGGCGTGCTGGGGTCTTCGTTGACTACCCAAGCACTGATGCGCCGCTGACTGTAGCTGCGATAGAACGAGGCGACATACGCCCAACAATAACTGTGTATGCTCCTTGGCAGGTTATAAATTGGCGCACGACTATTCGTGGGGCGCGTAAGCTACTTTCTTTGGTAGTTATTGAGGAAGAAGTAGATAGCGAGGTGTCTACTTTCGCCACAAGCAAAATAAAGCAGTGGCGCGTGTTGCAGCTTATAGACGACGTTTACACGGTGCAGCTTTGGCGGCTAGAGAAGGGTGGCAAGCACGAACCCTTCGTCACTTTTGTGCCCAGAGATAGTGTAGGCAATACCTTATCAGAAATTCCGTTCCAATTCATAGGTGCTTACAATAATGACGAGGAGGTAGACGATGCGCCTCTATACGATATAGCAACTATGAACATTGCGCACTACCGTAACTCGGCTGACTATGAAGAGAGCTGCTTTATGGTAGGACAGCCTACTCCGGTATTAGCAGGCTTAACTGAGGACTGGGTGAAGAACGTGTTAGAAGGCACAATAGTGCTCGGCTCGCGGTCTGCCGTGATGCTACCTGTGGGAGGTACAGCTATCCTTTTGCAAGCTAGTCCGAACCAATTACCCGCTGCCGCTATGGAGCACAAAGAGAAACAAATGGTAGCGCTAGGCGCACGTATTGTTGAACAGCGTGCGGTAGTCCGCACGGCGACCGAAGCTGGTTTTGACCACACTACCGAGGGGTCGGTGCTCTCTTCTGTGGCTAAAAATGTGAGCGCCTGCTTTACTTGGGCGCTGGGCTGGTGTGCACGCTTCGCAGGAGCAGAGCCTACGGCGCAGTTCATGCTTAACACCGATTTCGATATTGCCACCTTGACCCCGGAGGCACGTCGTCAGCTCATTCTTGAGTGGCAGTCCGGCGCGATCACTTGGGATGAGGTACGCCTCAATTTGCATAAGAGCGGAGTTGCCTCTACAGATGACGCAGAAGCTCGTATAGCTATTGACGCGGAGCAAGCCGCCTTAGCCGCAACTGAGCAAGCTAGAACCTTAACTAAACAACCAACAACTAATTGAAGGAACTAACCATGCCCCCATTGAAACGTACCCTTACTACGGAAGCTTTTGCTGCGCTAGACGCGGCTATACAGCAATTTTACGAAGAGTCAGCTGACGGCGGTTATGAGCTGGCGCTAGACGGTGAAGACAAGTCGTCAGCGGTACTGCTTCGCGCAAAAGAACATGAGGTGAACGCGCGCAAAGAAGCGGAGAAGGCTAATCGTGAACTGAAAGCAGAGCTGGCTGCAATACGCGACGAGAAGTCGCGCAAATCCGGCGATGTAGAGAGCCTTGACGCCTCTTACAAAGAGAAAATTGCTGCGATGCAAAAAGAAGCTGCGGACCGTATTGCGCAGAAAGACGCATTTATCAGTAAAATTCTTGTTGACGGTGAGGCACACCGCATTGCCGCAGAAATATCTAGCAGCCCTAATCTTATTTTGCCGCACATCAAAGCGCGACTAGCTGCTGATTTGGATAGCGACACCCCTTCTACGAAGGTGCTCGACGCTACAGGCAATCTGTCAGCGCTAACTCTCGAAGACCTTAAGAAGGAATTTGTTGCAAATAAAGATTATTCTAGTATAATACTAGCCAGTAAAGCCAGCGGGAGCGGTGCTCCCCAAGATAAGCAGTCAAGTTTTAGCGGCCGTGCCCTTTTGAATGCAGGCGGTGGAGCGCAGCCTTTGAGCAGCAAGTCAACCCCAGAGGAAATTGTAGCCCATCTCCAAGCCAAGTCACAACAATAACTAGGGAGAATACAACATGGCACTATCCGATCTAACGGTGTACTCTGAGTATGCCTACAAAACACTAACCGAACTATACGCCCAAGAAGTAGACAAGTTTAATGCGGCTTCGAATGGCTGCATTAGCTTGTCCGCAGCGGCTAATCTAGGCGACTTCCAGAATGAAGCGTCTTGGCAGAAAATATCTGGCTTGGTTCGTCGTCGTAACGCTTACGGCACTGGCGCGGTAACTGCTAAAAAATTAGTAAACATTGTGGACACAATGGTTAAAATTGCGGCAGGTACTCCTCCAATCGAGATTAACCCAAGCCAATTCTTGTGGATACAGCAAAGCCCTGAGATTGCTGGAGCTACTTTAGGTAAACAGCTTGCTGTGGACTTAATGGCAGATATGCTTAACACTTCACTAGCTGCGGCTTATGCCGCAATGGTGCAGACTACAGCTATTCTGTATGATGCGACCGCAGACACCCCAGCTACCCTATCACCAGCTGCCTTGACTAAAGCCGCAGCAAAAATGGGTGACCGTTATGGCGACATCGGCGCGTGGGTTGTTCACTCTACACCTATCCACAATTTCTGGGGTAATAACATCTCGAATAGTGTGAATTTGTTTAACTACGGTACTGTGAACGTGATGGCGGATCCATTCGGTCGTCGTTTCATCGTCACTGACTCACCTTCTTTGCTAGTAGCTACTAAATACTACACGCTTGGTTTGGTTGAGGGGGCTATCCGTATTGAGCAGAACAATGATTATCTCGATAACGTGGCGTCGCTCAACGGTAATGACAACATTACTAAAACATGGCAGGCGGAGTGGTCCTATAACCTAGGCATCAAAGGCTATTCTTGGGATGCGACCAACGGCGGTAAATCACCTAACGATGCCGCAATTGTTCTTTCTACTAACTGGGATAAATATGCTTCTTCTGATAAAGATGGTCCCGGTGTAATCCTAAAAACTAACTAAACACTATGAACCAGCGAGGGTGCAGATTTTCTGCACCCTCTTCACAGGAGTCTTACCATGTCAAAAGAAACTACCGAAAAACGCGCTATATTCTTTGTTGCCGACGCGTGCCCTACTGATAAAGAGCGTGCAGCTGCCGCTGCGCTGGGCGACCCCTTTATGTTTCGTAATAGCAATTATGTAGCCGAAGACGCTACGCCTGAGCCTTGCTTATACGCAGCGGGAAAAGTACCTAAAGCGTACGCAGGTCTTACTCGCGAAGCGCTAGGTTTGGTTAAGCCGGTAGCTAAGCAAGCGCCGAAAGCAGACGCAAAAACAGTTCCGGCAGCTGTAGAAGCACCAGCTGTCGCTGATGTTGAAGCCGCTTGGGACGAAGCCGCACCTAAAGTGTAGGTAATATATGACTCTCGTCGTCGAAACCGGAGCGATTGTTGCTGGCGCTGACTCGTACATAAGTTTGAGCGCTGCGCGTACCTATGCTGCCTCGCGTGGTATAAGTATCAGCGGCGTTGATGCTACTGCGGAGGTGCAGCTACGCAAAGGTTTCGACTACATAGAGGCGCGACGTTTACGCTACCAAGGTGTCAAAGCCAACGCAGGACAGGTGACACAGTGGCCGCGCTTATACGCCTATCTTGACGGAGAGGAAATAGACAGCGCCACGATACCCGCCATCCTCCAGTACGCCCAAGTCCATGTGGCAGCGGCAATAGAAGCGGGACTTGACGTTCTGCCTAACGCGGCTAATGACGGCTTCATAACGCGGTCAAAAATAGGGGGCACGTCCGGTATGGTGGAAACGGTCTATTCCGAGCAAATATCCACTACCGGTATTCCAATTATTCGCAAAGCGGAAGAGTGCTTAGCTCCTCTTTATGCCTCCACAGGTCTAACTGCTGTGAGGGCGTGATGACAGCCTATGCACGAGAACTAGCCCAAGCCCAGCGCCAAATTGCCGCGAGCGGTCAGACCGTTACATGGCAGCAACGCGACCACGCGGCTCCAGCCGATGCCAACAAAGCGTGGATTACCGGAGCCAGCACGGTGACTACTTACAGTGCTGTTATTGCCTTCTTCCCTGAAAGTGGCGCAGCCAACGCTACCCTCAAACAGATGCCCCAAAGTGAAGTCGCCTCCTCAAGACTTGTAGGCATAATGGCGGCGCAGAGCTTTGTACCAAAATTAACAGACACCGTACTGCGCGGAGGCGTTGTTTACGGTATCGACTATATCGACGTGTTAGCACCTGACGGAACCGACCTACTCTACACGATAGGATTTTCAATATGACAGCAACTTACCTTGAAGCTGTGGATGCTATGTTCGGTTTGTTCAACACCGGCTGGCAAGCTAATGCTGGAGCGGTTGTGTCACCTGTGCCTGAGATACGCTGGCAGGGAGTAGAGGAACGCGCCTTGCCTGACAAGAGCAAATTTTGGTGTCGGGTGTCCTCGCAGATTGTAACAGAGATGCAGTCCACATTAGGCGACTATGTTGGCGCGAGCACGCAGCGCAGATACACCACGTCAGGTCTGCTTTTCGTGCAGCTATTTTGTCCCTACAGTGATGCGCAGGCGTTCGACAAAGGTCGGCGATTGGCGCAAGTAGCTAGAAATATTTTTCGTGGTAAAACGACAAGTAATGGTGTATGGTTTCGCCGAGCTAAAATTACGGAGTTGCCTCCTGAGCCGGATTGGTATAGGTTCAACATTGTAACTGAATTTGAATATGATGAACTCGCATAAGGAGTAGGACTATGCCTAATAAAATTGATTCTAATACCGTCAGTACCTTTTTCGCGGTAGAAAGTTCGCCGAAGGTGCTTCCCGGCTCACCAGTTTGGTACGAGCTTGAGGCTAACTCCTTCCCTCAGTTTGGTGGACAAATTACAAACCAAGCGCGTAAACCGTTTAACTCTTCTCGTCAGCGTCTAAAGGGTTCTCCTGTAACAAAGGACGCCAGCGGCGGCGTTAATATGGACGTGACCGCGTCTAACACTACCCGCTTGATGCAGGGCTTCATGTTCGCTAATGCGCGTGAGCACGCTGATACAGCGCCTCTTAACGGCACAGCAGTTCCAATAACCTCAACCACGGCCACTACCTATGCAGCTGCCAGCGGTCTGACCGCGTTCAAAGCAGGTGACATCGTGTTTGGCTCCGGCTTCGGGGTGGCAGCCAACAACGGCGTAAAAGTCTTAAGCCTTGCCACAGGTACCACACTAACAACCACTGGTAACGCGGTAGAAGCCTCGCCCCCCGCTACAGCTAGCGTGGAAGCAGTAGGCTTCCAGTTTGCATCAGGCGATTGCACGCTAACCGTAGCCAGCGGCGTGCTGACTATCGGAGCTACCGTAAAAAATCTAACAGACCTCGGCCTCTCCGTGGGCGAGTGGATATTCATAGGTGGTGATGCTACTATAACAAAACCGGTAACCTCGCCTGTAGGTTACGCTCGCGTAAAAAGCGTGTCAGCTACCGCGATTGTCTGCGATAAAGTTACCGCCGCTTTCGTGACCGACACCTGTGTAGGCAAAACCATTCAGCTATTCTACGGCAAATTCCTTCGCAATGAAGCGTATGCCCAGATCGTACAGAACACTTATCAGATCGAACGCCAGCTAGGTAATGACGGTGTCGGTATCCAAAGTGAATACTTACTCGGAGCTGTACCTAATGACTTTACCTTGTCCCTGCCTGTCGGCGATAAGCTAGCGTGTGATATGAGCTTCGTGGCCCTTGACCACGAAGGGCGCTCAGGCACACTAGGCGTTAAAGCGGGTACACGTATTGCAGCGTTGAACGAATCAATGTACAACACCTCTTCCATGCTGTATCGCTTCAAGATGAACATTATTGATGAAGCAACCTTGCAGCCTACAGCTCTCTTCGGCTATATAACTGATGGGTCTATCTCTATCAAAAATGGTGTGCAAATCATCAAAGCGGTAGGTGCTGTGTCGGGCGTTGACTTCTGCTTGAGCGACTTTGAGGTGAGCGGTAACGTGAAAGCGTTGTTCACTACTTTGGCCGCTGTCGATGCTATCAAGAATAACTCCAGTGTCACAATTGATGCGATTGTAGCCTTTGGTAACACCGGTATCATCTATGACATTCCTTTGCTCACATTAGGCGGTGGACAGCTGGATGTACAGATGGACCAACCAATCACAATTCCGCTTGAGATTAATGCGGCACGCGGAACAACAGGTGGTTACACGCTAGGCGTTAACTACTTCACCTATTTACCTAACGCAGCCATGCCTGCTTAGGTAATAAAGTAAGGAGCGCGGGAGAAACCTTCCAGTTAGTCGCGCTCCTTAACCACTCTCCTTGTTAGTTTAAGCGGAAAACAGTCTTTCTACGTCGAGCATGGGGCGACCGAAGGACAGATGCAGCGGTCGAGTGCTGCACGAGGACCATGCAACCTAAGGAGAATATTATGTCTATTGCGAGTAAATTTAAGACAGACCCAAAAGCCGTAACAGACGGCGCTTGGGTAGAGTTTGAGCCAAATAGCGATGGGTCAATCCCAGCGGTCAAATTGACCCGCCAGAGCACCCAGAATAAGAAGTATATGAAGGCTATGCGCAAGGTCGCTGAGCGCTTTACAGACCATAGCGGCAAGATTGACTTCGACAGCACAGAAGAACTGTCTGAGGCGTCTAATGCAGCTTTCCTCGACATCCTAATCAACGTGTCAGTGGTTGACTGGAAAAATATTCAGCCTTGTGACGACGGTGTTGAGCTGGAATACACGCCAGCTAATGCCGGAACATTATTGCGCGATCCAGCGTGGACTGACTTTGCTGCCGAGCTTCGCGCAAAAGCTACCGACATTGCGGCTTTCCGCGCTAAAGTGCTAGAGGCCCACACAAAAAACTAATTGATGTTCTTCTCTATTCCGGCGAAATGTCCGCTATCGAGAAGAACATAGTAGCCCAAGCAAAACGTAGCGGTGACCCTATTCCGAACCGCATAAAGAACAAACCTAAGCTCGAAGCAGGCTTAGACCTCTTTTTTCACGCTTTCTACGAACTCTCTACAGAGCGCCTCGGCGGTATGGGTCCAATGCCTATACCGTGGAGCGCTATTCATAACTATTGTGTAGCTAATGATATTACTGGAGAATTGCGCGAAGATATGCTACATTTCGTCCGAGCAATGGATTGTGCCTACCTAGAGCATGTTATGGAGAAACAAAAATGACGCGCACGCTTCTTGACCTATCAAAAAGTTTAGAGAAGCGTGCGCTTAGTTTTGAGGCGAAGTTCACAGCTAATCTCAACAAGATAGCCTTACAGGTCTTAGACGACTTGATAAAAGTAACGCCAGTGGATACCTCACGAGCGCTGTCTAACTGGCGGATAGGTATAGGTGAGCCGCCTTCTGGTTTCATAGAAGCTTATTTCGAGGGTAGCGAGGGATCAACCCAGATGAGCAGCGCCAAGCAAGCTTATGAGATAGGTCGCTTCGATGTGAGTTTGCGTAAGTTTGGTGAACCTATTTACATATCTAATACCGCTCCCTACATTGTTGACCTTGACCGAGGTAATTCCACACAGTTTGCCGGTGGTTTCGCTGAGCGAGCTAAGAAGTTAGTCCACGACCTTATGTCAGCCACGAAGGAAGCGCCATGACCGAAGAACGCATAGATATAATCATCGAAGACAAAATCAGCGCAACTGTAGGCACAAAGATTAAAGCCATTGCGGATGCTGCGCGTGAGGCACACCTAGCACTTAATGAGGTTAAGTCAGCTATGGCTGCGCTTGGTATAACCAAGCTAGGCGGACTGAGCACAGCTACGCAACAAGCTACCCAAGCAAACCGAGAAGCAGCGAAGGCTACTCGCGACCTTAACGCAGCAACTAAAGAACAGGCCGCCGCAGCCGCCTCTGCCCAAATAGGGCTAGGTAAGATGGAGCGGGAGGCGCAGGCACTTCGCCGCAGCTTAACTCCGCTTGCTGCGGAAATGGTCACGCTCAATAACCAGATGCAGACGGCCAATCGGTTACAGGCGCAGGGTGTGATTACCGCCGCAGAGCATGGCGCTATGACGCAGGCGCTCACGCAGCGGATAGCCCAGAACCAACAGGCGCAGGCAAAGGCGAACGCTGTCATGACGCTGGGAGGCAGCGCCTCGCGTAGTTTCCGGCAAGACTTGTGGCGGCAACAGAATATTATCTACCAGCTAAACGATACCATCGTAGGAGCGGCTTCTGGGCAAAAAGCGTTCACAATCGCCATGCAGCAGGGGTCGCAAGTCATGCAGATGTACATGGGGGCAGGACGCGGCATGGGCGGTATGTTCAAGGCTATGTGGCAAGATTTGAAACCTATGCTAGCAGGTCTGGCTCGTTTTGCCGCGAACCCGATCGTGCTCGTCATTCTAGCCACCGCCGCTGCCTTCGTCGCTATGGCAAACAGTATGAAAGAAGCCTTCAATGTAGGGCGTAGCGGAGATGCAAAATTTACATTCCTAGAGGTAGCACGCGCTACCATCATTGTACTTACTCGGGAAACTATCGCCTATGGTAAAGAATTGGTTAAGGCTTTCGAGGACGCTAACCCGGCCGTGATGGTCTTTGCCGACAACGTGGCTAACTGGGTGGGTAATGCCTTTGATACGGTGCTGGCTAAAGCTAACGCTTTCAAAAACTGGTTCAATGAACAAGATTTTCAGCTTACCAAATTTATGCTGCAACAAGGGCTACCTACTACAATCAAGTCCCCGACAAAGCGAGAAGCCATCTTGAACAGCTCAAGTTACGCTGATTACCAAGTAGCGACCCAAAGCAAAGAGAAGAGAGCACTAGAGGACAAAGCAGAGGCTACGCGCAAGCTCAAGCGCACAGAGGATATTCGGGCTGAGGCAGCTAAAATCCATGCGGCTAACGATAAGAAAGCGCAGCAAGACGCTGTTGACCATGCCAAAGAGTTGCAAAAAGGTATAGAGGATTTATACGCCTCAACGCAGAAAGATGTCCTAGCCGCTGGCATGGATGATTACGATCGCGCATTAGTGGAAGTCAACGCTAAGATTGCGGAGCTGATCCGCCATCACGGTGCGCTTAATGCAGAGCAAGCTAAGATGGCGCAGAATACCCGCGACCTTGCTCTACAGGCTGTTGCCTACAAGAAGCTGCACGACCTGATTGTAGAAACGCGCACGCCGTCGGAACAACTCGCGCACCAGCTACAGGAAGTCAACAAGACCGCAATGTGGGCAAAAACGCCTGAGCAAATAGAAGCGGTACGGCGCAAAATACAGCAGCTAACTGATGATGCCAATCCTATGGTTGACACCTTCAAGACAGCAGCTAGCGGCATAAAAGATGCGTTCACTACTATGTTTGAGAACATGCTGTCAAAAGGCAAGTTTTCTTGGAAGAACATGGCCACTGACTTCCTACAGGTGTTTAAGCGTATGCTTGCGCAGATGGCTACCTTAGCCATAGCTGCCCCAGTTATTGTACCAGTGCTAAATAGTGTAGGCAGCTCGTTAGGACTCTCGCAAGGAACAATAAGCAACACAGCCAATGGGTTGGGTCTTGGCACGATTGCGTCAGCTTCCGGGGCAGGTATCTCTGCGGCGTCTAGCGGACTTACCGCGCCAATTCTGAGCGGTTCTGGCTTTTGGACAGGTATGGACGCCTTGACCGGTATAGGGGTAGGCGCAAACACGTCTGCCACCATGCTACGCGGATTCACACCCGGCTCTACACTAGCTGGGATTGGTGGTGGGCTATTAGCTAATGCTTTCGGGCTAGGCGGCGGAGTAGGGGGTACTATTGGAGGCGGAGTAGGGGGTATTGCTGGAACCGCTGTTGGCTCACTGGTTGGGATGCCTATGCTGGGGTCGGCGGTCGGTTCTTTCTTAGGAACAGCCCTAGGCGGGCTTTTTGGCGGAGGTAAGCCAAGCGATAAAGGACAGAACGCGCAGATTGATTTAGCCAGCGGACAAATTCTGTCACGTGGCGGGCTTTCTGGTAAGAAATTCAGCCAAGAGAACTACGATGCGGTGACAGGCTTTAGTCAGCTCTTCGGTACGGTGTCAAAACTTCTCGACGCTACTGGAAAACTAACCCTTATCGTAGGCAGTCGCGATGGTCTTCGCGCAGACTACAACGGCACAGGACAAGTACGGTATAATGACCCCGGTGCGTTCATTAAAGGCGTGTTAAACACAATTAACAATGGCGCGCCTAAGGTAAACGAGTCGCTAAAGATAGCCTTAGAGCATATTGATTTCTCCAAGGTTAAAGACAACATGAATGATATTCTGAAAGATATTGACTTTGCCTTGGCGTTCGACACGCTAGGCGACAAGAAAGAAGAAGTGACCGCGACAAAGACTGCTTGGGATAGCCTGCTTGAAACCTTCAAAGAGGCGCAAGCTACTGCTGTGCGGCTAGGTTTGAGTGAGCAAAAAGTTACGGATATGCGCGAAAAAGCAATCAAAATTTTGGTGCAGTCTTTTGAAACTGAGCAGCGTAATGCGATGCTGACCGGGGTTATTCCTGCTTTTGGTGATTTTCTTTCTGTAATCCAAGAGCGCGAGGCTGCCCTCAAGGATGCGGCTATGATAGGCGCTGACACCGCCCTTGTGCAGTTGCGTTACCAAAAAGCTATTGATGCCTTAATCGTGAGCAATGGTGCAGCGCAGCAAGACGTACTCACAGCTGAGCAAGAGCGCCTGACTACCGCGCAGAGCTTAGCAAACCAGTATAGTAAAATCGTAAGTAATTTCGATGATATACTGTATCGCCTACGCTATGGTGACATGACCGCAAATAATCCTGTAGCTAACCTGAACGACATGCGCGACCTTGTGTCCACATTGAGCGGGAAAGCGCGGCTAGGAGATGCGAGCGCTGCTGACCAACTAGCGCAAGTGCTGCCTGACTTTGTCAAGCTGTCAGAGGAAGTGAATGGCGCTAACGCAAAGTATGCTGATGACTTAAAACTAGCCACGCAAATAGCCACCGACACGCGCTCAGTAGCACAGCGGCAGTTCGAGGTACAGACGCGCATCGCCAACTCTTCGCAGCAGCAGGTAGATTTGCTTCAAAAACTTGTGGACACCGGCAATCTCGTAAAAGATCAAAGATATATCACAGGGGATTTCTCCTCCGCTAAAATAGCGGATAGTAATCCGAACAAAATTGCTGTGCGTGCCATGCAAGCAGGGAAGATAGACCAAACCCAGTATGAGGCAATTGTACGCGCAGCCGGGTTCTACGGTGTATTCGGTGCAAATCGCGCTAATCAGTTCTTTGTGGATAATCCCGGGGCGGCAGCTACGCTTACCTCTATGCTACGTTCGGGTGGGCTGGCTGGATATGCGACTGGCGGCTACGTCACCGGCGGGGTGGCTGGGCGCGACTCCGTGCCTATTATGGCCATGCCTAACGAATATATAATGACAAGCAAGGCAGCTGCGGGTATAGGCCCTGCTGCGCTAAACTACATGAACCGCACAGGGATGTTGCCTCCGTCTAATGACAACACAGCGCTGGCCGGGGGCATAGTTAACCTCACCAACCAGGTGCAGGGGCTTATTAACGTGGTTGCTGCTATGGGTGAGCGCATGACCGCGCTGCAAGAGCGTACTGCGGAAGCCGGGGAGAGTCTTGCCTCAGAATCACGTTTACAGAAGTGGGCTTAGTTTATGTTAACTTACCTGTATGAAACAACTGTCTTGACCGACCCCACCACCAGCGTACCTTTGCGGCTGGCAGCGGGCGCAGGCTACAACGACCCGAGTGCGCCCGGTTATTTTTCGCCGGTCATAATGCAGGACAGCACCGGAGCCATTTTTACAAAAAGTATCTACCAAAGTCGGCTTGATTTTGGGCTGGGCGCTCTTGACGCGGGTGTCATTTCTTTTGCTGCCTCCAGTGACCTAGACTGGCTAGCTGACGGTGGCTTCGGGCAACCTGCCACGCTAAAACTGGGTGACTCGGATGCTGCCTACAATACGTTCACACTTGTTGCCACTGGCGTGGCAAGTAACGCTTTAATTGGAGTAGAAACAGGAGAGATCGGATGGCAAGACCGCACAAAGAACCTCGACAAACCAATCAGCACCAGCTTCTTTGCAGGAACCAATGTAGGCAGCACTGGCTTAGAAGGCTTAGCTACCGATATAAAGAACCAGCGAAAACCGCGTTGTTGGGGCAAGCTCGACGACATCGAACCTATCCTGCTTAATGGACCACAGCGTATATATGGCTGGAATTACACCATAGACGGTACGCGCAAAGCTACCGCGACGGTGCGTGCAGTGCGTGTGCGTGGCAGCGCTTGGACCCCTTGGACTACGCCGAACTATGCCAATGCCGCCGCGCTACAGGCAGCGAGCATTACAGTGGGTTATTACGCCACCTGCCTCGCGGAGAGCCTTATCAAGATGGGCGGGTCGGCTTCTATAGACGGCGCTGTTCGTGTGGATGTAACCATAGGTGCAACCACAGCGGCTAATTATACTGGCGCAATTGTAACCGAGATACTGACTGACATGGGCGAGGCGGCAGCTATTACTGGCGCAGAACTCGCCGCGATTGACACCGCCAAGCCGTACCTGACTGGCTACTACACAGCAGATGCCACAGCACGCGATTGCGTAACAGCCTTGCTAAACTCGGTGCTAGCTTGGGGATACTGTGATCAATATGGCGCTTACAGATTTGGGTTCATCCCTACAAGTTTAGGTACCGCGAGCGTCAGTCTTCGCCGTTTTGGGGTAGGCGTTGCCGCTACGGACACGGATGTTAACATCATCAGCTTATCGCCGTTACTGGCAGGCGCAGAAAAGGGCGTACCGGCTAAAAGTGTCCAGGTCAGATTTGGGCGCAGATGGGGGGCGCAGGAGGTGTCCAATCTAGCCACCGGACTTACTGACGCGGAGAAAGCTACCTACTCAACAGAGTGGCAAGTGACGGATATAGCTACCTCCTCTGACGTGGAAAACCAGTTCACAAATGCAGACGATGTGGTGTTTGACACGCTGCTTTACACGTCCGCTGATGCGGTTAGCTTGCGCGATGCGCTCGCTTCATTGCTCAACAAAAAAGAGAAGCGTTTTTCTATTGATGTGGTAGCCACCGCCAGCACAGTGGAGCTTTTCCGTCCGGGCATACTCGTAAACGTGTTTCATGAGCGTTTTGGGATGCAGAACGGCTACCAGTGTGTTATAACGAAGGTACGCGCAGAAGCTACAGCGCAGAACACAGCTATATCTCTTGAACTACTGGGTATTGATTATGTCTAACGGATTTGTTGGTGATAAGTCGTGGAGAACACGCATGACGCTGTCAGCTGCGGTTAGCTGGGATGCCGCTTACCCGCTCAGTAACGCCTTGACTGACGAGCTATCCCGCGTAGCGCGTAGCGGAAATTGCGCTGACGTGGCAAATACATCTTTTTTGGCAGTTTTTGATGACTACCGCCGGATTGACGTCGTAGTGCTGGCTAACCATAACTTTAGCCCTTCGCTCGCCACCGTGCGCGTCCGTGGCTTTTCTGATACTGTAGGCAGCGCACAGGTATGCGACAGTGGGCCTACGCTGGTTTGGCCAGTTGTTTACGACGAGGACGACGCGGAGGCTGCTTGGGATACTGGCAACGCTTGGGATCGCATCCTAAGCGAACTTGACCGAGAGAATCGCAGCCTAGACCACGCTGTGTATATACCGGATTCTCCGCTGGTTAGAAGCGTGCGGATTGACATCGTAGATACCATGAACCCAGACGGTTACGTGCAGTTTGGTATCTGCGAGATAGCTGGCGGAACGTATTTCCCAGTGAACTTTGACTATGGCGCACAGTATGGTTTGCAGTCGCGCACTACTTCTGTCGAAGCTGCTGGAGGAGCCACTTCTTTTGTCACGTCTGCCCCGGACAACGTGTTTAAAGGCACAATTTCCTACGCAGATCATGCCACAGTTTTAAGCACTTTTTACGAGTTCTTACGGCGCACAGATAAAAATGTGATATTCTGGTGGAGTCCTGACCCAGAGGATACGCGCAACGCTGTGCGGCACTCGTTCTTAGCTAGACACGCGGAGCTTGATCTGTTAACATACGCGGTATTCGACAAAGATACCGTGCCACTAAGCTTTAAAAAGGTACTCTGATGAGCTTCACTACGCCAGAACAAGACGCGATTGCCCGGTTAGCCCAGTATAACGGCAATCCCTACGATGCGGCCACCAACGCGTACGGTCTGTCTGGCGACGGCTACCGCGCTGACCCTGTAACAGGCTTTGCCGGTAACTGGGCCAATACCACAACAGACCAAGCCACCGTAGCTAACGGTATGGCGCGGATTGCCGACGACGCGGCTACAAGTGCGGCAGCAGCCGCTTCCAGCGCCACAGACGCCGCAAACGTGGCAGTAAACGGATTAACCACCACCAGCTCAACCTCCTTTTTAATTGGCACAGGCTCTAAAGCATTCACCACAGCGGACAACGTACTGACTACTAAGCCTTTTAAAGTAGGGCAGTTTGTGCAGATAGCCAGCAGAGCCAATACGACAAACTACATGGTAGGTACTGTTACGGCTGTCGCCACTAACACACTAACCGTTAACGTCACCCAAACAGGCGGTAGCGGTACGCTAACCGACTGGAATATTCTAGCTACAGGCGCACCAGGACCTAGCGGCGGCGTAGCCGCTTCGCAGATTATAAGCAAAGCCTTTTCACTCCCTGTAGGTGCCAATGTTACCTACACTTTGGATGCCAAGGCCGCTTTCGCTTACGCGCTAACTGGTATTCTGGGAGGTAAAACAAGCGCGGGTACAATAACAGCGTCGATATATAATGGGGCTACGCTAGTCTACACCTCGAATTTAACTACGACAGCCGCGGACAACACCTCCAATTTGGCTTCAACTAACGTGTTCGCAGGCGACAGACTGACTCTCGTCCTCTCTTCAAACTCAGGTGCTACAGGGGTAGAGCTTACCCTCCGAGCTAACCGCACTCTTGCATAGGTAATTTATGGCTAACGATGTAAAAATAAAATATGGCACAAATGGACAGGCGATCACCTGTAGCATGGCTTCGGTGGCGGATGGCAGCGCTCGCGCTTCTACAGCCGTGGACAACACGACCAACCTATTCTTAGACGCGCTAGTGCAGGTCACAGCAAAGACAGGAGCTTCGGGTGTTAGCGCGACTGGCTACATCAACGTCTTTGCTTATGCCACGTCAGACGGCGGCACAAAATATACAGATGGTGTAACCGGTACGGATGCCGCGTTCACTGTGGGAGCGCAAACAAATCTTGCCCTACTCGGCACCATCGGTGTAGCAGCCAACGCTACTTCTTACACCAGCTCGCCGATGTCAGTAGCCGCTGCCTTTGGCGGCGTGTTGCCTGACCACTGGGGTATAGTAATCCACAATAACACAGGAGCCGCCCTAGACGCTACAGAGGGCAATCACAAGAAAGTGTACCAAGGTATCTTAACGCAGGTAGTGTAATGCTCCCGGGAATAGTCGGTCATCGTCATTTTTCACACCAAGCTATAGCGCTCAATCGCTCCTCGCCACAAGCCAAGGATTTGCGCATAGCGATCCCTATGGCAGAAGGAAGAGGGCGCGGACTTACCTATTGGTCGAGCGACCAAGGAGGCAACCATGCTGGTACATACGGCGTTCCTATGCGTGCCCACACTGACTTTAGTGATGGGCAGATAGACTGGGTATCGCGACCTTCTCCGCTGAAAAAACCGAGCTTGAATATACTAACTGGTAACTCAATTCAGCCTATCTATACGCCTTTAATCGGCGCGATAGGTCTTTTCTTTCGCTTCAACGGCGCATGGACGGATGGTAACCACAGCCACTTGCTGCAAGGTGTAGCGAGTACGGCAGAATTGTTTTTTCAGAGCGCTACGAGTCTTTCTCTTTGGGGTAAGCCTAACGTGGTGAGCTTATCTACTAATGTTTTTGATGGCCGCTTCCATCATCTTTTGCAGAGTTTTGACAGCAACGGAGTTTTTCGCGTCTATGTGGACGGACGGCAGGAAGCGCTATCCGCACTCACGCCTATGGCTGCGGAGTCATACATCACACGTCTTGGGACGAATAGCGCTGGTGCAGCTATGAGCGGACAGCTTTGTGACATTCGTGTGTATGACCGCGTGCTGACTGCGCGTGACGTGCGGGAGCTTGTACGTAATCCACAGGAACTCTATAAGCTCTCCCCCGGTAAGTTCGCTCTCCCTCCTTCTGCAAGCAGCGGCGATGGCTACGTTAGCGACTGGTTCGGGGTCTAGTCTATATCGCCCCAGTTAGCTCCTCGCCCTGAATCAACCAAAGCAGGTATGCGCAAAGGCAGCGCAGTTTCCAGCACCCTACGCATGTAGGCAAAAGCTTCCTTCTGCTCTGGCGCATCAGATTTTACGCTGAAATCCAGCTCATCATGCACCTGTAACTTTGGCACGCCAATTACGTTGAATACACCTTCTTTCCAGCATTGGTGCATACCTTTTTTAATCATGTCAGCCGCGCTACCTTGGAGCACCCTATTGATTGCTTTGTGTGTATGTGCACGCTGGATATTTGCGCCGTATTCGCTGATAGCTTGGTAGTAAGGTAGTGCCTTCGCTCTTTCGTTGTAATTAATCTCTTTTGGCTCCCAAACATTAAAGCGGCTGCGGCGTCCGAGAATAGTGGTCACAAAACCTTTTAGCTGGGCATCCTTAGCAAATTCGTCCATTGTTGCTTTAACATACGGATTTCCTTTGTGATATGCGGTAAAGACTTGCTTTGCTACATCGGAGGCGATGCCTGCTTGGCGCGCTAGCTTCGGCTCACCCATTCCGTAGAGCAAGCCAAAATTAATATTCTTGATTGGTTTTCTGTCAATAAAGATGCCGGCAATTTCTTTCACTAGCTCTTGCGTCATGACATGGTAGTCAGTTTTCGGGTCGTTATTATACCTGTCCCTGCCTGCGTCAGCTCCCTGTCCGGTAGCAAAGTGCATAAGGAACCGGTATTCAATCTGGCTGTAATCGTTCTTCTCCCAACAGAGGTCGCCATAGTCCGGTATGAACATTTTACGAATCTTTTTGCCCAGCTTGGAACGCACAGGAATATTTTGTAGATTAGGATGCGAGGAGGAGAACCTGCCGCTGCGTGTACCCCCTTTGTCGTCGCGTAATGGATGAAACTCGCAATGTATGCGCCCATTCACATTACTCTCTAGGATGTAGGACTTCAAGAATGTGCCGCGTATTTTTGATAGCTCTCTAATTTCCCTCACGAGGTCAGCGATAGGATGCTCCACAGTCAGGAGAAAATCTTTCTTGAAGCTTGGATTATCTTTGGCTGTGCGCGGGTAGGCAATTCCTGCCGCGTCGAACACCTTGGCTAGATCAGGACCGCTGTCCACATTTGCCCACACGCCTGTTTCTGCGTGCAGCTTGGTGTTAAGTTGTGCTATATCACCAGCTAGCTGCCCATATAAGCTCTCAGCCTCGCGAAGGTCAATGTTCACACCAGTTAAGCGCATTTGTGTAAGCAGGTAGATGGAGTCGCACTCCATGCGGTATATATCAGTCAAGCCTTCTGCTTCCAGCAAAGGGTATTGCTTGTCTAGGATAGCTAGAGGTAAGTAGGCGTCGCTCTGCGCATAACTGCCTACAAGTTGGGGGGGCGCTCTGTATATGTTGCCTCGCTGCTTGTCATTAACGCTGCCACCGTAAGCCTCCGCCAACCACTGATAAAGCATACTGCTATCTTTACCGCCGCCAACATATTTTTGGCCGAGAAACTCTAGTCCAACGAAACCCTCCTCGTGCAGCAGCGCCTCAGCAAACTGCACGTCGTGCAGCTCGCCGTCTACAAAGATGTTCTCGGTTGTAAGCCACCCGATGTCGTAGAGGAGGTTTGCTCCAACTTTAGGTATGTTGGGTGTTTCCAGCACTGTTTTTAGCCACGCAAAGCAGATAGCCGGGTCTAGGTTGAGGTGCTGCGCTATCTCGTGCCTAACAGGGAAATACCAGCTACCTCGATTACCGTAGGCATCGTCAGCGGCAAGCGAGAAACCAACAATATGCCCTTTGCCGCGACCCCAGCCGGGTCCGTGGTCGAAGTCAGGTTCTTTGGTTTCCACATCAATAGCCAGCCGTATAGCTGTGCTTAGATTAGGAAATATGGCAGGAGGTAACCAGCCTGTTTCAGGAATAGGCGGGGGGAGCCGCAACGCCACGCGCTTCTTGTAGCCGCCTAGGTCTTCATCATCAAAGAACATACTAGACTTCTCTCGATACGGTCATAGCTCCACGCAGCCTATCCCCGAAGAAATAGGTTACACCATTTTTATTTGTGAAATCCACTGTCTGTATCAGAGGTTCTAGCAGTGCTAGGTGCTTCGCGTTGTAAGTGGCGGTAGCTATCAGTCCGGGTACATCGTGCTGTCCGCCTAACTGTGCGTCCGCATGGGTACAAATCTGCCCATCACGGAGCCTTACACGGTTGTCCTCCACGAAGGGCATGACTTGGTTTAGCGCGTGGAAGAAGCCTTCAGGCAGCGCGATAGGAGCGCAGGGGTCATTAAATACACGAGCGACATCTGGCCATTTATCCACATAGAGCTGCGTTTTCAGCCAGCTGCCGTTAGAAAAATGTAGCGTGAAAGTTGTAGAAGAGAAACCAAAACCTACGATGTCATAGTCTATTTTCAGCAACGCGTTTATGAATAGCTTAGGTATAATGAGATTAGGTGGCAAATCAAATCCATGCCAATATTCAAGTATAATCTGGTTGTTAGTTGCGCTAACTGTGTTCGCCTGCAATAGTGCAGCTGCCATCACAACACGCGGGCTATTCTCCACTATGATTGGCGTTATAGCTCTTAAGCCATCCTTAAGCACATTACTAAGCACGCCTACCTGCGGGTCAGGCGCAATACGCGGTATTAAGCCTACATCCGCGCAGCGCACAAATGCTCGAAATTTTCCAGCCCGGACGGACAGCCTTGCTGTAGGCAACTGGGTTACAGACAGAACTCCCTCGCAGCGTTTAAGCGCCGCCAGTAGGGTGAATGTGTGGGGACACGCCTGTAGCTCCTCGTCAATTGGATGACCGGCAGCTAATATACCGTCGTAGCCTACGGCCATGTGTGAATCGAGTACAACATGGGTCTGGTACGGTGCGCCCTTATCTTTCTGCGCCAAAGCCACAAATTCAAGCGCTTTGGTTAAACTTGACTCAGCCTTCGTCATCACAATTCTCCTTTTTTGCCTCTTTTAGCTCCTTCATGCGAGTAGCCGCGAGCTGCGCGTAGTGGCCCATCTTAAGCAGGTCGAGGTATGCCTCGTCTGGACGCGCATTACGCCCGAACCGCGCTGTGTATTTACGCACCTGCGCCACGCAATACTCCGGGGTATAGTCGCTCGCGTCGTCCTTAAGCTTGTCACCGTACTGGGTGAGCGTGTACACCTCGATGTGCTCAAGCACCTCAGCAGCATACACTTGCCAATCTTGACTACGGAGGCTTAGTTTTGGCGTAAAGCTCCAGCCGCACATGCCGCAATCTCGCACGTCAGTGTAGGCAGGTGCGCTGGTTGCGCTACTACATTTAGGGCATTCATCCCATTTTTCACGGTTAGACATAGTTCTCTCCTCTAAAATGGTATTTCGTCAAAGTCAAAATAGTCTGGGCAACCGAACGCTATAATGCGCGCCGGAGGTCTGGCGCTATGCTTCCTACACTGTTCGTTAGGTTCATCAAACTCAGCGCAGCTTAGACAGGAAACCACAGCTCCTCCGGGTGTTGCGAGCGCTTTGTCTATATGCTGGCGTAACGTCCTTGCCACGTCATCTCTTATTTTGTGTCTAATACTCATAGCCCAAGACCTCCGGGTGTTTTTTGTTAATATGTACTTTCACGCTATGGGGCACGCGCAACTGTGTTATAGCCCCCAAAGCCTCAACGGTTGTTTCCGGCACAAAGTCGCCCGGAAAGCGTTGCCGCCACCAATCACGCGCTTTCTTGCCAGCAAATCCGCTGTGCTCCATGCACACAAACTCGTTGAACTTGTGCAGACCACCTTCACAATAGTAGGTCACGCGAATACTTGGGGGCGACCCCGGCTTCTCGTGTAGGAAATAATGCACCTGCTGCACAGAAAAGCGCTCTATGACTGGAATGTCGCTTTTAATGAGTTCCTCATGGCTAGCCTCTGCTGTTAGCTTAGGCTGGAAAGTAAACTCCTCGCCACAGAACACGCAATGACGCGCTGAAGCATGGTTATACGTCCCACAGCTCTCGCATAGGCGGACAGGAGCCTCACCGCCGCCTTTCCCTTTTTTACGCGGTATGCAGGGGTCGTTGATTGGTCCGAGCCTGCGCGTGTTGCCTGCGAAGTCCAGCACGATGCAGTTTTGCTTGCCTGTTTCTGGTGATGGGCGCGTGCCGCGTCCTAGCATCTGTACCCACAGTCCCGGCGACATGGTTCTGCGCAGCATTCCTATAAGGTCTAGTGGGGGATGGTCGAAGCCCACTGTTAATTTGTCAAGATTAATAAGGCAACGTAGTGTGCCTGCTCTAAATGCGCGGATGCGTTCGTCACAAAGTTTGCTCGACATTCGGGTATGCACCGCAGCGGCGGAGATACCGAAAGATTGTAAGGTTTGTTCAATAAAGTTGCAGTCGTCGATACTTGACGCAAAAATGAGCCATGCGTTGCGGTCTGCACCTACATCACAGAGTTCTATGAGAGCTTGGTACGTGACATCCTTTTGCGCCGCGTCAGCTGCGAGCGCTGCCCCAGAGAAGTCGCCTGACGCGCCTATCGCGATAATATCGCTCTGTCGCTCAACCTTGGTTCTTTGCGGCACTAGAGGGGCAAGGTAGCCTTCACGGATGAACTCGTTAAACGCCTTGACGCCGGTCTTGTCATAGCAAATATCTGTGAACAAACCACCGTCTGTGATAAGACCCTGCCCAACCCTAAATGGCGTGGCAGACAGCCCGATAACCTTAACGTAGGGATTGACCTCTTGCAGCTCACGTATAATGGTCTGGTAGGTGGTGTCAGCTTTAGGCGAGAGCAGGTGGCACTCATCAATAATCACGAGGTCACGATGCCCAAACATGGCAGTGCAATTGACCACGCTGGCACTGCCACCAAAAATGATGGGCAGAGCTGTATCACGTTGCCGCAGTCCGGCAGAATACACGCCCATAGGTGCACTTGGCCATAGCGCCTGCAACTTAGCGGCATTCTGTTCAATAAGCTCTTTGACGTGCGTCAGATTAAGTATGCGCTGATTTGGCCATTGCTTAAAGATACGCTCCAGTAGCCCAGCTATAACCAGCGACTTACCCGTGCCGGTGGGCAGTGCTATGACCGGATTGCCTTGCTTCTCTTGAAAGTAGGAAAAAATGCTTTCCACAGCCTCTTGTTGATACCAGCGTAAATTCATGTCAAGTCCACCTCGACGAGTTTTATTATTTGCGCGCCTGTACCGTTGTCGGGCACGAAAGTTGGCAGAACGAAGGCGGAGAACAGCCCAGCTACCTCCACTATGTGCTCAGCTTTTGCCTTGGGACAAAGCGCAATAGCCATCTCTAAGCAGTTAACACGGAGCAGCTCTACGCTTATCAGACAGTCTTCGGGAACAAGTGGGTCAATCATAATACTGCCTTCCATGTAACACAGCCTTGGGCTATTTGTTCGTTAGTTAATTCTGCGCCGTGCTTTGCACACCACCATACTGGTTTGTCTTCATTCGTGATAGGGGTTGCCCACACGCAGCTACGGCAGCTCCTCTCGTAAGCTTCGCCTTTGTGACACACACCATTGTAGGGACAAAACTTACACGAGAAAACCGCGCTATTTTGCGAAATTTTTGGCGGCGGAAGCGGAGCGGCAATGATCTCACCGGCACGCGCTTCCATCTTCACGCCGACTGCCCAGTCTAGCGGAACAATCTCGATATAGACCTCATCGGTATCTTTATTCACGCACATATACAGCGCGTGTTTCAGCCCAAAGTGCCGGCCATACGTACACATCTGCGCATAGTGGGTAGGCTTATTGAGCTTGACGCCCTCTTCCTTTAGTTTATTGAAATACTTGGAGCTGCTCGTCTTAAACTCAAGCAGGAAGGGGTCCATTATATTGAAGTGGAAAGGCAGGTAGCAAATACCGTCGAGC